AAGATGTCGTCGGTCAGGGCTCCTTCAAGACGCTGAAGGCCAGCGCTCCCGATACCCTGGCGAAGGTCATCGTTGGTCTTGGCTTCCCGAACCCAGGTGCGGAGTGCGCGCAGATCTCCGAAGCGCACATCTGCGCCACCCTCTTCCAGCGCCTTCGCAATTTTGTTGAGGCGCGGGTCGGTGATGATGCTCGACAGCTCGGAGGCGTTCACGCGGCCCCCCATTTCGCTCAGGGCGGCCTTTGTGGCGTTGGGCTGGATGACCGGCGCGGGACCGGGCGCAGCGCCGCCCATGGCGCTCTGACGGGTCGCGCGCTGTTGGGCGGTCGCGACAGCTTGAGCCTCGCCCGCCTCGATGTCTGCGAATGCCTTGTCGTAGAGCTTGGAAGACCGCTCCGAGAACCGCTCATTGAAGGCCTTCACGCCCTCCTTGAGGGCCTCGCCTTGCGCGCCGCGCGTGGTGGGCGTGCCCGCCTTGCCAGCCACCCGCTGAGCTGCCGCCTCAGCTTCAGCCACCTGGGTCCGCATGGCTTTGCGAACACGAATGCCGGCAATGGGGTTTTCGGCTACCGCATTGGCGACCTTTGCCGCGCCCCCACCCTGGACGGCGGCGAGTGACGGCGTGACATTAGCGCGTTCGAAGGCTGCGACAGGCTCGGCGAGTTTATTCACCTTGACGGGCTTGGGCGCTGCGCCTCGGCCGGGGCGTGCAGCCATCAAGGCCGTTCGCATGTCGCCTTCCCAGTCAGCCGCATCCGTCCCCTTGAAGATCGTGGACATTGCGCCGCCGTAGGGCTGAACGACGCCAGCCTCAATGACGCCAGTCATGGGCGACGAGAGCAGGTTGAACGCCTTTACCGGAATGCTGACATCGCGCTTAATCTGCTCGCCGATGTCTTTCGCGGCGCCTACCGGGTCCTTGAACGGGTTCCGGCCCTGAGGAAGCGGCTTCGACGTTTCGGCGAGGTCGGCAGCGGCATCGGTCATGGTTCCCCAGACCTTTTCGCCGAACGACTTGGGCTTCTCCGGCGCGGGCTTGGTTGACGCAGCGACGTACTTCTTCGCCGCAGCCGAAGCCGCCTTGGGGTCGTCCGTATTGACCTGGATTTCCCGCCCATCCGGCAGGCGAACAGTGATCATCAGAGCGGGTTCCCGTCGATGTCGATGACGATGGGATTGGGCGCACGGCCACCAGCAGGGCCATACGAGCGGCCGACACCCAACTCGGGCTTGCCCTCGATGTAGGCTTCCACCGATGGCTCGCGGCCAGCGCCTTGTCCCGGCCCCCTGGTTCCACCGCCCTCAGTGTACGGGGTGAGGTCCATGGCCGGGATGCGCGGGAATGGCGGCTTTTCGCCGAGTAGCTTGGCAGCCCCATTAATCATCATGGCCCGGTTCTTAGATTTCCGGGCAAGGATCTCCGGGCTATCGCCGGGCTCGGGAAGAGAGGCGCCAAGCAGGCGTTGGGCTTCGGACGGCGTGACGGCTGCGCCCGAAAGGATCGGCATGAACGCGCTTTCAAACGACTTCGCCGCTTGGACGTAGCGTTGATAGCGATCCCCGCCGGCGATCTTGGAGGCGCGCTTCAGAACCGACTTGCCGTCTGGGTTCATGTCGTTGAGCAGATTGCCGATAGATCCCCGGAAGCTGTCGTGTGGGTTCGTGCCCAAACGCCCTTCCGGCGACGACATGTCCTGGTTCCAGCGCTCTTCGGCGAAGAGGTTCTTTTGCGCCTCGACGGTCGGGCCAAGGCCAAGCTGAAGGCGTGGGCGAGCATCAGCGCCGGCCGTCTGCGCGCCACGGATTTGCTGGACTGCCCCGCTCTTGCCGAGTTTCAGGATCGAGCCGTCGTCGGTTTCATAGGCCCCCGGCGCGATATCGGGGCGACCCTTAGCGCCCTCAGGCACGCCAGCCATTGGCGCGTCCTTCCAGCGGATCTTCTTGCCGGTCGTCGGATTGATGGCGATGGTCGAACCCATCTGGGCCGACAGCGCCGGATCAATCTGGAAGCCTGGGGGAAGCTGTCCGGCCATCAGTCAATTTCCTCCCACTCGCCGCTAGAGCCTCCGGGGGTTCCGAAGCCGCCAGCTTTTTTCCGTTCGTTATGCGACGCCCAGCCGCGCGCGGAGTTGGATCGAGACACGCCAAGTTGGCCGCGCGACACGTCAAGCTGCGCATCGCCTCGGCGGTTATCGGCTTCCATGTCCGTCTTTTTCAGGTCGTACTCTTTGGCTTTCCAGCGTTGCTCGATCTGACCCTTGATCCCGAGGACGCCATTCACAAGCGAGTTCAGGTTCGCGTCAGACGGATCGAAGCCCGCGATCTGTTCTGGCGAGAAGCCCACCGCCTCCAGTTGCGGGGCGAGTTGACCGATGCGGGCCTTGCGCTCAGCTGCGGGGACGTCCAGCAGCGGCATGAGAAGCGTCGCTTGCTGCTCGGTGCGCTTTAGGGCCATGGCCGCTGTGCGCTCATCCATTTTATTGATGAGTTCCAGTGTGTCCACATCGCCGGATTGGAGCGCCGCTTTTGACGCGCCCTCAGTGTCCCCCGAGCCGTACTGGCTCAGGATTCCGGTTCGAGCCTTCTCCCGCTTCTCGGCGTCCGACGCCTTGCGGATCGCCATGGCTTTCTCGGGATCGATCGGCATCAAAGCCCGGTATGCACCCTCGGCGTCGCCTTGAGCGTAGAGACCAAGTGCGTTCTTGGTGTCGCGCTCGACCCCCGCCGCTTTGCCGGCTTCGTAGCCAGCGAGCAGATTGCCGGTCTGGTTGGGCTGCGCCAGGCGCTCCCACTGAATATCCACGCCCATCAGGAGCCCCCGCCGAGATTGTAGTTTCGATAGTCAAAGGACGAGCCGAAGGGGTTCGCGCCGGACGCCGCGGGCGTACCGCTGCGGCCAGCGCCGTAAAGATACCCCAGGCCCTGAAGCCCCTGACCCAACATATTGTTGACGCTGTTGGCGCTGGAGATGGCGGCGTTGCCTGTCGCCGACGCGGCAGAATTGTTGTTGTTCGAGACGTTGCCAGCGTAGTTGTTGGCGTTGCCCGCGAGCATGCCGGCCGCGCCGAGGCCTTGGTTCGACATCTGGAACAGGTTGCCGACCCGGGTGTCGAACCGCGAGGTGTCGTAGTTGCGCTTGTCGTCGTAGATTGCGATGTCGCGCTGAGTGTCCACGTCGTAGTTTTGATTCGCGACTTGGCGGTCCTGGTTCCACTGGTTGCGAGCGACGCCATCTAGGGCCAGCAGGTTTCCGACCCATTTCTGGTAGTCCTGGCCGGCGAGACCTTGGCCGTAGTTGATCGCCTCTTTGACCGCAGCTCCCGATTGGCCCAACCCACCAGCCGCCGACCCGGCCTTCATGTTCCGGTTGCCCTGGTTTAGGAGCCAATCGAAATACGGCGAGGCCTTATAGTTTTCCGGGTCAATGTTCGGCGTTGCGGGAGCCGATCCGAAGTCGGGGCGGGTGTATTCAGGCCGATCCGCGACTGCGGGGCCATAATAGCCGCCCTCAGGCTGCGCCTGAGCGGGGGACCCGGCTTGCGGCGCGTAGACGATTTGCCGACCCTCAGCCTGTCCCGTGTTCTGGAACTGATAGGCGGCTCGCTCAGCGAGAGATTGTTGCTCAATCGGCTTGTTCGGATCGCCACCACCCGCCTGCGCCCACGCCATAACGTCGGGGTTGGCTTGCAGGTAGCCGCTCCAGTCGGCTTGAGGCTGGGGGCCGGTCGCAACGCCCAAGGCATTGCCGCCGGAAGACCCGCCGAGCAGTCGCGATAGTTCGCTGTTCGCCGCGTAAGCCCCCGGCATGTAGGGCGAAACATAGCCGCTGATTTGGTCGCGGGTTTCGCGCGCAAGGGCGTTGTTGTCGGCCGCCGCCTGTTGGGCCGCTTTCGAAGCCTTTTTGGATGCGCTCGCGCTGATGGCTGAACCGCCGATGGTTGCCGCTGCGCCAACGGCGGCTGTAACTGCTGCTATCGGCAAAACAGAACCTCCAGTTTTCCTTCGCGGACACCAAGCACGGCGTCGCGGACATCGATCACGGGCGGCTGTACCGCCTGTAGTTCAATCGTTTGGTAGCCGGCGAACCGCGCCCATCGGTTGTAGGCCCACACTGCCTTTGGGGCGTTTCCTGCCAGTACCATCAGGCTTGCGGCTCCGGCCGCTCGGTCGTGAGCTTCGTCGTCAGCGTGATTGTCGTGAGTGGAGCCGGTTCGAGCCTTGGCCCCCTCAAGCAGATGATGGAAAGCGTGTCCAGCCAGGGCGACCTCGCCATCGCGAGCGCGCCAGTCATCGAAAGTCATGACAAAGAACGTCAGGTCCGAGCCATCTACCCACGCTGCGGTGCGCGTGAAGATCGGGCGGAAGCCGGCCCGCCGCGCCATCATATCCGCAGCGCGGTTGCTACCAGCGACCTTTGTAATGATCTCCATACAGTCAGTTTCGATGAACATGCGCCGGAAGGCTTCGGCTGCGTTGGGAAGCACCGCCGCGCCGCGCCCTTCAGGCAGGAAGAGCGTGTGCAGCTCATAGCGAGCCGCCTCGTCCTTGATGAAAATGAAGCCACCGTGCTCGTTTTCGAACGCGACGTTGGCCGGATTACTGAGAACAGCCGTGAGATCTATTTGCGCGCCCGAGGCCACAGATGGGTCGTTCGCGACAGCGTTGAGGTGATCGGCGTACATCGTCCGCTTCATGCAGAAATAGCCTCGCGCCAGGCGTTCAACAGGTATTGAGTGGGGAGCTCTCGGCTGACGATCTGACCGTCGAGGTGGCGGTTGAAGGCCGCCCGCCAGATCGCTTGGAAGGCCGGCGTCGCCTGCCCCGCCTTGTTGGTGATTTGTGTGTCGCCCCGCAGAGGGACATCGGTAACGGACGCCCAGAGGCGCATCAGCGACCATGTAGGGAGCCCCTGCGCGTCCACCGGCTGCATTCGCGGGTCCATGTCAGTCGTCGTTTAATCGAGCGTCAGAGACGCGGACCTCGATAGGGTCGGTTACGATCCATTCGAAGTAGATGCCCGGCGCGTCGATGCGGCCCAGGCGGCGCCAGATGACGCGGGTTTCGTATTGCCCCATCGCGCCGAGGTCTTCGAACATCCAGGGTGACCACGTCTTGCCTTGGTCGGTCGAGTAACGAAGCCCGACCTTGGGCTCGACGCCCTGCCCGCTCACCAGCCCGACACCAACGGCGCAGTGCAGCGAGACGCTGTCCACAATGGCCCAGGAGCCCTTCAGAGGCACATAGCCGGTGAAGCGCCGCTCGATAGGCTGTCCGGCGTCGGTCAGCGCATCGGCATCGACCTTCCAGATCGTGCCGTCCTCGTCGGAGGCAGCGAGCGCCATGCCGCCGATCTGCGTTCCGAGGTGCGGCTTGAAGTAGTCCTCGCCGTAGCTGGACCAGTTGAACCACTTGCGCGAGATGAGGTCGAAGACCCAGGTCCCGCGATTGCCGAGGCGAAGGATGTAATAGGTGTGCTGGTCCGTCGTGAACGACCAGGCGCGGATTTTGCTCGGCTCGGTGAGGCGGATCTGCTCGGAGAGGCCGAAGTCGGAAATGACCTGCGGGAAGGTCGTGTACTCGTAGACCGAGAAGTCCGACCCCACGAACAGCAGGCTCGTTCCAACAACTTTGGCGGCGTCACGGGCCAAGCAGCCGATGGGGAACGACTGACCGGGGACGCGCTTTATTGGGGGATCGGCAAGTCCGGTTTGTTGCCAGCCCTCGACGCTGGCCGCGCCCAGGAGGATGAATAGGTCGCCTAACGGACGGACGGCCTCAAGGTTGTCGGGGCTTTTCTCGGCAACGACGCTGTCAAGCATCGCCCACGGCTCGCCCGGGAGCTTGATCAGAGCGCGTCCGGTCTCGGCCACCGAGGCGACCCACAGACCGTTGTTGAACATCACCGATTGAGCGCCGACACCATCTGGAAGCACCTCGGCCGCAACCGAGGTCGCCGTGACGAGGTAAAGGGCGTCGCCTGTGGCGATCCGCACCTCGTCAATAGGATCGCTCTCCAGGTTCTGGCCGCCGTCCATGTCGATGCGGTTCCAACCCGCGAGCGATCCCGTTAGGCCGGTCACGACAGCGGAGGTGGAGACCCTGTTGACGGTCTGAGCCGAAACCACAATGGCGTCATCGCCAAACAAACCCTTGCGCTGGAACACGCCCCGGATCGGCCCGGCACCGGCCGTCACGAAAGCATCCAGACCGGGGCGAGCCAAAAGCACGAGTTGCTTCTCGACCTCGGTTGCCGAAGGCTCGGCGAGCATGTTGAGGGTGGTCAGGTTCGGAAGGCGGCCCTGTCGGGTCGAGCTTCCATAGGCGAGCAGAATGCCAGTCATGAAGGCCCCGCGGTAATGACCTTCGGGAAGATCGGATAAGCGATGATGCGCGGAGCGATGAGTTCGGCGCTTCGCCCGGTGAACGTGAAGCTGCCGGCCTCGATGAAGAGCCTCAGCGGACGAGTGAAGGTCGCGTCCTGACCCGAAACGGCGAACGCTCCGGCCGCTGCGGTAAAGGGCCGGTTCCAGAAGAAATCGACGTCATCAGCGGCGAGAGAGAAGTCACCTCCCGCCGCGGACAGCTTCTCAGTGACCGGGTTGTAGATCAGGTTCGCGGCATTGCGGGTGACGTCGAACGACCCGCGGAACGCCTCCAGCGTTTGGATCACGCCAGCGATAGTGAGGACGAACGCACCAGCCGACGAGCGGAGGTTGCGGCCCGCGACGAAGGTGGCCGACTGCCCGGTTAGAGCGAAGGTTCCGACATCGCTCGTTGGAGCGTTTGAGCGTCGAAGCGTGGCGGCTTGCCCGGCAGCGGTGAAAGTACCCCGCGCCGCGCCGAGGGCGGCTGATGCTGTTGGTGTCAGCTCGGTTAGGGTCAGCAGGTAGAAGAGGCTTTGCCGATCCGCAGCCTCGGAGGCAATGATCGGATAAGGAAGCGTTGAGAGAAGGATCTCGCGAGCGGCCTGCGTAACGCGGAGTGTCGCTGCTGAACCGGTTAGCGCTAGCGCTCCACTTGCCGCCGTAAGGGTGTAACCGACTGCTGCCGCTTCGCGGAATATCAGGCCGGCAACAATGGCGGATCGCGCGCCAGCCTCGACGTAAATTACCGGCTGCGCTTGCCCGCCGAGAAGGACTTCACGGGCCATTTAGCTTGCCTTCCCTGAAGCCATTTTCCGCCTCATAGACTCGCTGAATCGATGTCTGGAGATCGATTCAAACGATCAATTGGACGCCGGAAGAGCCGGGACTCACGGTGCGCGCTCACCCAATTGGGAGGGCCAGGACCCGGTGGAAGACCGACTAAACGAGTTGCTGAAGGCGCTCGCCGAGCTCGGCGGAAACGTTGGAGAAGACGACGACTTCGTTCAGACGTGGCGGGCCGAATTGAAGACGGCCACCAAGCAAAAACTTGTCTACTTCGGCGGCGGAGGCTGGGGCGCTGAGAGCGGCTACAGCATCACCCCGAAGGGTCGATCTTTTATCGCCAACTCGCCTTTGTCGGGAGCGCGCTAGACTCGCTCACCCTCGGCGATCATGGTTACTGCGACTGATGACTGCTGAGGGGCAGGGCTATGAAGCGACTAATAGGGGCGGCGGTAGCTGTTGCGGCAGTGGCGTGCGCTGGAACGGCCGGCGCAGCAACCATCATCCATCAGGGCTCTAGTTCGGGGCCGTCCCTCGACATCTTCTATCTCGGCCTCTCCCAGAGCGGGCGCTACAAGGTCGATATCACCACATCCAAGCAGAGCTATATTCAGGCGGATGGAAACTACGAACACAACTGGGACGTCTACCTAGCGCCCGCTCCTCAGCCCCAGTCAGAGGCCATCGAGGGCAACGAGTGGGACGTCTGGGAATACTCCTCCGCGACCGGTACGAGCCTTTCCTGGATCTTTAACGTCATCCCCACCACGCGGGATTTCTACACCGCGCCGGATTGGTACGAGATCGCCTATGGCGTCCCCAACGGCACGCTCGTTTACGAAGAGACCCGAGCCGAAAATGCCTTCATCTCACTCTACGCCGTGGCTGTGGACGACAGCGATATCGCCTACAGCTATTCCATCACCCTGCTTGATGGCGCCGTTCCGGAACCAGCCACCTGGGCGATGATGATCATCGGCTTCGGTGCGACTGGAGCCCTACTGCGCCGACGCCGCTTCGGCGAGCTTGCGAAAGCCGCCCTCTAGCGACGCGCGGGTCTGCGGGTTAGCGAGCCGGGCGTCCTGCTTTTCCTTGGGCCACTCCGCAAACATCAAAGCGTACTTTCGGCAGTCTAATGCCTTACACATGCGCGGGCGCGGCTGTGGATCTTGCAGCCCTTCGGACCAAGATAGACGCAGTTGCCGTCCTTGCCTTTCGCGAGCTGCCTATGGCCGTTGACGAGCTTCGTCTTGTACAGCGCCGGAATGTCGCCCGATAAAAGCGTGACGGTGTCGCCAAGACAGCAGGTCCGGCATCCTGCGCAGTTAAGAGGCGGCAAGCTCACAGTGTGGCCGGCGGGTGAGCGGCGCGCCAGACCGAGTTGTCGGGATTGAATTCCGAGAGATCATTCCAGGCGCCGTTGTTGTCGCCGGGAAGGCTCAGCGGGAACAGCGCACCGGAGACCTGACCATCTGGGTGAACGACGCCGCCAGACGCCACTGCCAGGTTGTCCGGCGTAAGCGCTCGCAGGGTTCGCGCTGGAGATCTGACCTCGGCCCCTTCGGTCCAGTAAGGCAATGCCGTCGAAATGGAGGATAGGTCCGCCGCTAGAACGACGTTGTGGTGCAGCGTGGTCGTGCCGCTTTGCGTCGAAGCGTCGGGAGCAACCAGGGTTGTCAGGTTGTGTGTGAAGGTCCCGCCGACGCCGCTGGTCGCTTTGATGGTGGGGTTGGCGCCGATTTCACCGTTCAGCGCCTTGATGATCGAGCAGCCGCGGACGGTGGGGTTTCCGAAACGCGTAAGCCAAATCCCCTGCGAACGATCAGTGACCGCTATCAGGTTTTCGAAAATGGCATCGATCAGCAGCGCGCCGCTGGTCGTGTCATCGTTGAAGTAGGCCTGGAGAGCGCGCTCGGCGCCCATCATCAAGGCGCTGCGACGGATACGACCGTAGCGAACCTGAGAGATGCCATCCTTGACGCCCAGGTGCTGCATGAAGTCTGGATGCGTCCCCACCGCGGGGTTGCCGCCGTAGGTGAACACGCCCTCGATCTCAGCTAGCTCAACACCCATCGCTCCAGTGCTGACGTTCGTCAGGCCGATGCCTATGACGTCGTCCCGCTGATCGATCGTATGAACACCGCTGATGATCGGTCGCCGACCCACAAGGCCTGGGGCGTTGGTGAGCAGAAGCGTCTTGCCGTTCGTTATCGAGGTGATGCCCTCGGCGTGAGATTCCTCACCCTCGTTTGGACCACTGCGAACGATAATCCCGTCTCGGTTGCCCCGGGGGTTATCGTCGTCTTCGATCCGCATGTCGTAGAAGCTGACGCCGTAGCCGCCCGCCTGGTACTTGATCATCGCGCCAGACGCGATTTCAGGGGACGCTTGATACGGCATCACGACGTGCGCCCACAGCGAGCGGAAATCGATGGGGATGTAAACGTTCCCCGCCACCGCTGAGTCCACGGACAGGGAGCACAACTGGCACCCGTGGCGGCGGATCGGGACACCATAATCGTCGCGCTGTGTGTCGATAGTTTCGGAACGGATCACTAGGGTCGGACCAGACCCAGCGGCATACAGCCCAGCAGGAGGCCGGAGCCGGAAGCCAAGCGCCGTTGGGTTCAGGAACCCGTCGCGGGCCACCAAATGGTCGCCAAGCACCGGGGCGCCCAATTGACCAATGGCGAGGCTGGTGATCGTTCGAAGCTGAAAGACCGCCGTCGTGTCCGCATTGGCTGGCGCTTCGTGCATCTCGCGCCAATGCGCCATCTCCGGCCGCATCGACACCTCGACAACAGTCCCGCTCGCCAGCGTGAGCGAGTAGCTGTCGCGCGAGTACAGTTTGAACGCGCCATACGTGCCGGCCGGCACCAGATGCCCGCGGGCGTCGATGCGCCAGTCCGCAGCGCCGTCGCCAGTGATGTCGCTACCAGCGACCTGAGCCACCGGATAGCCGCCATGGCCCGAGCGGGTCTTCACGCCGAAATCGATGCGAAGACCACCCGGGGTCGGCGCGCCGTTGACCAAGCGCAGCGTGTAGTTGGGCATCAGCTAAGCGTGAGCTTCTGGTCTAGCCAGAGCGTCGCCGACGCCAGCCCAACCTTCGGGTAGGCATAGAGTGCGCCAGCTACTTGCGGGGTGAACGAAGCGCTCATGTTGAAGCGGCGAGCGGCCCGGAAGACAGCCGTCCCATCCGTCACTGAACCGCCATCAACCGCAGAGGCGTACCCCGCCGGTTCAGACCCAGCCGATGTACCAGCAGTGGTGCAGAAGAACACGCGACCCGCGTTCGAAGCGGTCTTGACCATGTCGCCCAGGACATACGCGGAGGAGTTGGCCCGCGACCCCGTCAGGCTGTCCCACGCCTGCGTTGAGGCTGTTAGCGCTGCGCTACTCGCCAGGACGTTAGCCTTGCCGCTGGTGGCGAATACACCAAGCGGGCTCCCGCTCGTGCCCAGGCCCTCGATATCGATCCAAACGTCGTCGTTGTTAGGCAAGCTAGCGGAGTTCCAGATGCCCTCCAGCGTGACGGTGACCGACGATCCCGTGACCGTGTTGTAGGCGGCCAGCGGCAACGCCTCGAACGGGGAAACCGCAGCGGCGCCCGTGGAGGCGACAAGCTTCGCTGAGAACGACGTCGTCCCGGTCGTCGCGCCCGAGGTCATGACCAGCGTCGTTTCGGTCGTCTGCGCGCCAGCGTAGTTGTACTTTTCAGCCCGATAGTTGGTCGCGCTGCTGTCCGAGCGCGTCACGTAGATTTCGGCTGCGCCCTGCGAGGTCTGCGCTCCCGCAATCGTCACCGCGGCGTTGAGCTTGCAGTCCTTGATGTAGAACTGGCATGGATCGACGTTCGACCCGATAAGCGTCTTGCCTGATCCAGCCGCCGACAGGTCCACGCCCTCGATCATGACCGTCCCGCCGCGCGATGACGTCTTGAAGAGGTCGGTGGGGACCGTGCCTGCAATGTTGCTCGCCGGCCCGCGCCAGATCACCCGCGCGTTTCGGATGGAGATGAACTGGTTTGTGCTGCCAAAGCCGATCGGGGTGTCGATCAACTCAATACGCGTGGAGGCCTGCGCAGACCCCCCAAACGTCATCGTGTTCGTGGATGTGGAGTTCTGGTTCAAATGGCATTGGTCGAAAACAATCGAGCCGTGCTGGCCCAGCAGGGAGATGCCGCCGACGCCCGATCCTGACGCGCAGTCAAAGGTGATGCCCCTGATGTAGGCATACCCCCCGGTGAAGGACATGCCGTTAGCGCCGCTCGTGGAGACCGTCGCCGTCGTGCGCAGATCCGCCGACACAGGAGGAACGGACCCGGCATGGTCAACGCACACGATGCGGTTCCAACTCGCCGCGGTTCCGGGCGGCGTGAGGGTCATCGCCGACGCCTGGGTCTCGGCGTGGTCAGCGGCGACATAGAACGTGTCGCCCGCCGCCTTCGCCGTCAGGGCGGCGGCAAGCGTGGTGTAGGCGTTCGTCCAGTCAGCGCCAGTACCCGCACCAGACGCGCCGGAGCGCACATAGACATTCGCCATGGGAGCGTCCTAGTTTTCGGGGTGCTTAGGCGAGCGTCAGAACGCCGTTGGTAGAATCAAAGTCCACCGTGAAGGTCTCGGTGTCGGCCAGCGTGACGGCCGAGCCATAGTCCCAGAACCCGATCAGCGGATCGGCCGGCGACGTCGGGGTGTCGTTGTAGAGGACCGCATAGCGGAACGGGCCGATGCCGCCGCCCGAGGCTGTGAAAACCACGTCGTTGAGCACCAGCTTGTAGGTGCCGCTGGACTGCGCCGACGAGCTGATGGTCGCCTGGGTGCCGCCCGCGGTGTAGCCGTTGCCCGCCGAGATCTCGGACAGGTTGGCCTTGACGCTGTTGGTCGCGGCAGGGGCCGAGTTGGTCAGCATGACCTTGAGCGTGTCGCTCCCGAGGTTGTGGACCTTCTCGGCCACATCCTCAACGAACTGGTTGAATTTGTTGAAACTAGCCATGGGGCGGTGGCCTCTTGTTAGATTGTGCTGGGATCGACGCCGTATCGAGATGCGCCGGTGAGGTTCAGGAGGGCTGCGTCAACCGCGACCTTGAGACCGGTCTTGCGGAAGCGTAGGCGGATGGATTGGCGACCCCGGTCAGCCAGCGAGATCACGATGCTCGGCGGGTCACCGGGGAGGAAGTACGGCGCCAGGCGCACGGCCAACTGGGCCGCGACGTCCTCGTCATGCTCGGGGCCGAGCGGGTTTTGGCTGTTGAGCGTGATGTTCGATAGTTCGCGCCATTCGCCCGCGTAGGCGACGTAGACGAAGGTTCTGGGGGCAGGCCCGACGATCTGGACCACAGCGCCGTTGCGTGGCGGCCGATAGCCGGTGTCGTCGCTCTCTGGGTTCTGCGGGTCGAAGATCGACTCCGGCAGGGTGATCGCGGCGTTGTCGTCTTCGGCGTTGAATATCCGCTCGTCTTCGCCGGCCACGTAGTCATTCAGGATGCGGACATTGGTGAGCGTGCCGCTGATGAGCGTGCCGGGCAGCGACAGGAAGAACGAGCCCGCCACATCCAACACGATCTCGCCGTCGTCGGCCTTCAGTGCGCCCCTACCCTGCACGCGCAGCATCGCAAGAGCCCTGCGGCCCAGGTCGCGGATCGTCGCCATGTCGGGAGCCTCGCTAGGCCGGAGCGTTCACGCCGCCCGGTTGGCGGGTCAGGAAGTCGTGGTAACAGCCTGGGTAGGCTTGCGTTTCGCTGTGGTGCGTGAGCTGCAGATCGGGGACGATCCAGAGGTCGCCGCCGCAATCGATCCAGCGTCGGCAGAACGCGTAGTCCTCGCCGTACCAGACGCCCTCGTGAGCGCCGTGATTGAACAGGTCCACCGCAGGGGCGTAGGCCGGGCCGTAGCAAAGCTCCGGATAGGCCTTCATGAAGCGGTCCACCGCCTCTTTCGTGACCTTGAGGAAGCCGGCGGGCGCGCGATGTCCGCGCAGCGTGCCGTCAGCAACCATCTGGACGTTGCCCGCCGCGTCGGTGAGCGGGGCGCCCATGTATTCTTCGTCGTCCTTCTTGAAGCGGTAGAGGCCGGCGACGACGTCACCCTCGGTCTCGATCAGCTTCAGGAGGTCTTCGGGGCGAAATTCAATGTCGTGATCGATGAACACAACCACGTCGGCCTTGCCGTCCATGGCCTTGCGCAGCATCGTTGAGCGGGCGGCCGAAATGTATGGGTTGCCGACCTCGAAGACGATTTGGACGTCGAGCCCAGCGGCTTTCAGAATCGGCTCCGCAGCCGCCACCGCCGCCAGATAGGCGGGGTGGGGCTTGGAGACCGTAGGCGTAGCGATGACGACCTTGAGGGGTGCCTCGCCGGCCGGGTCTAAATGCACTAGGCGGTCGTCCGGATGATGCCGAACGCGCGCAGGGCGTTGGAGATCTCAAGCAGGATCGCCGAGGTGTTGGCCGCGACCGAGACGTAGGTCGAAGCCGAGAGCAGCGAGGAGTGAAGCACGGTGCTGGAACGCTGGGCGACCGGGGTCACGCCATACATCGAAACCGTGTCGGTGGCCTGCTTGCCAACCGAGATGCCGTCAGTGCGGCGGCCGAGATATTGGACCATTGCTGGGGTTCCCTTTCGAGGAAAGCGCCAGGGGCGGTGAACCCCTGGCTAGGTCAGAGCGGAAGGTGTTTCCACGACTTGCCGGTCCTGATCGCCCACATCGTGGATTGAGCGAGCCCGTATTCTTTGGCCAAGGCGTAGGTCGTTTCCGACTTTCTTGACCGGATGTAGAGGACCACGTCGTCGGTCAGCTTGGCTTTGTAGTGATCGACGCCAATGCGGTTGCCGTATCGGTGTCGGCCCTTCTGCATCTTGTCCGCCATGTTGTCGGCGTGGGTGCCGAGGAACAGGTGGCGGGGTTTGACGCAGATGGGATTGTCGCATTTGTGGAGAACATGAAGCCCGTCAGGGATCGGGCCTCGGTGAACTTCCCACGAAACGCGGTGCGCCAAGTGCGGCCGGTTGTTCATTCGCATCTGGCCGTAGCCCTGTGGATTGAGCGACCCAGTCCAAGTCCAGCAGGCCTTGGTTTTCACCACCCGCCTCAACAGGCGCTCCTTTATCGAGAGCCCGTGAAACTGCACTTGGCCCGCTCCGAGGGCTGAGCCCGTTCGGCGAAGCTTCGTGTAGTGGTTTCGGCAAAAGCCCTTGGCGAGGAATGGGAGATCGCAACCCGGAACGGTGCAGTGCGCCACGATTTCAGCCCTAGTCGTTTTATGGTGTTAACGACTATACATCCATCGTGGCGCAGCCACAAACCGTTGTTTTTACTAGGAACCGCTGACGCGAACCCCACGCCGGGGATCGACGTTTTTGCATCCATAGATAACATCATACCTATGCATGTGGGTGTCGTTCGTGGAATCCGACGAACGCCAGTAGCGGACGGTCAGGCCGGTGTCGGGGTCGGTCGCATAGTCCGCCTCACCCGTGAACGGCATGATCAGCTTCGCCGACACCAGGGCGATAGCGTCCTTTTGGAACGCCGTGCCGAAGGTGTAGGTCTTGCTGGCCGTGGTGGCTTCGGTGTCGTTGCCCATCCACTGGATCGCAACGCCATCGGCCGGAGCCGCCGAGACCGTCTGGAATGCGCCGTCGATGATGATCGGGGGCGAGATCTTCAGGGTGGCTTGGCCGCCGGCCGTCGAGTTGGCTAGAGCGTCCTGCGTCAGGGTGAACTGCTGCAGGTAGGGCAGCGGAGCCTTCGTGATCGGGTTGATCGCGTAGACGCCAGCGATGGTGAGCACTTCACCGGCCTTCGCCGTGGTCGCATTGCCCATCGCGTCAACGACGAGGTTTTGCTCCCAGTTGCCGTCCTTCACCGCGGTGTAGGCGACGTTCTGGTTGGCGCCATCGGTCACGCAGTCGCCCGAACGGGTGCCCGTGGTGACGGAAGCCGCGTTCTGGGTGGCGTACCAGTCCACATCGCCCAGCAGGGGAAGCTTGGCGCGGGTCAGGGCGTTCTTGGCGACGTCGTTGACGTAGTTGCCCGACAGGTTGCCCACGAGCGCCCAGGCGTCGGACGGCTGCAGGAACCCAACGCGGCCGTCAGCTTCGACCGACCCCTCGTCCATACGCAGCATCGCCTTGGTGAGCTTGGCGTAGGTGTCGATAGCCGAACCTGGGGTGCCAACCCAGTTGAAGAACTTCTTGGTCTCAGCGTGGATGTCGGCGTCGATCTGGTTAGCGAGCCGGCCCATGGCCGAGTTCATGGCCTTGGACTTCAGCAGAGCATCGACGGTCAGGGTTTCTTCAATCGAGGTGAACTCGATATCGACGCCCTTTTGCTTGTCGAGAGCGATCTCGACTTCGCCTTCGACCACGTCTTGGACCTGCGCGACCGGGCCGTCACGAACGACGAACTCGGGCGGGCGCTTGGCCCAGGTCTTGGTGCCGGTCTTCTTGAACTCGTCCTTGAACTCACCCGAGACGAGCTTGGCCGCGACCAGCTTGTTCTTCAGGAGCTTCAGGCCGGTGTTGGCGTAGATTTTGGGGGAAAGCAGGCCGTTGGCCATGGTGGTTAGTGCCTTTCAGGGCGAAAGGTCAGCTAGTCGCCGTAAGTTTTCTCGAACGCCGCGAAGTCTTCGGTGTCTGGAGCTACGGTGAACTTGCCTCCCGAGCCGCGGGCTTGGCCGGCGGGGGGTGCGGGGGCGTCGCTGACAGTTTTGACGGGGACGGGAGCCGGCGCCGCAGGAACGGCGAACTTGGCTTCCAGCTTTCCGATTTCGCGCGCTTGAAGGAGCGGGTGCAGACCCGAAATGCGCTTGATCTCGGCGGGATTGGTTCCGAGGTGATCTGCGAGCTTGGGGCCGACTTCGGAGTCGATGACCATCTGCTGCAGGACCGGAGAGCCCGCGTCGGGCAGCGCCTTGTAGGCCTTGAGGCCTTCTGGCTCGCCGTCTGGGAACTGCTCAGTCACGCGACCGTGGAAGGTGCTCAGGGTTTTCTCGAATTCGGCGCGGCCTTTGTCGTCCGCGTCGCGTTCCTTGAACCGTTGATCGACCTTCCAATCGGCCAGGTCTTCGACGTACCGTTCGTCGGTGACGCCAAATTCGTAGTCGTTGGGGTCCGGCTTCGCGTCTTCCGCTGAAGCAACGGGGGCCACGTCTTCCGCGGCGGGCTTTTCCTTGGCGGCCAGTCGGTCGAGTAGGGCTTGCTCACGCGCAGTGGCGTCAGCTTCGCGGCGCTCGGCTTCTTTGGCCTTGAAGGTTAGTTCTGCGATCCGTTCTCGGGCCGTCTTCTTCGGCTTGGGTTGCCCCTCGCCTTCGGCCGTTGCGGCGGGATCGTCATCGCCGAGGTCTTCATCGAGGCCGTCGTCCGCATCGAGTGCGGCTTGGGCCTCGGGTTGTTCGCCACCTACGTCATCTGCGGGAGCCGCAACGTCGGAGGCAGGTTCGCCACCACCACCCTCGTCACCATCAGGTGCATAGGAGATGGTCGGGCCACGCAGCATCGGCAGAGCAGACGCAGACGCGTAGAACACGGCGCGGGAAGCACCGGCTTGGGTGTTGGTGGTCATGTGCGCTTTCGCGAGGCTCCTGGGGCGCTCTGATCGGCTGCGGAGCGTCAGCCGGGCGGGAAGTCGTCAGTCGGCGTCGAAGGGTTCCGGCGCGGTCTGAATGGGTTCGAACATCGGCTCGTCGGCAGGCTCGGCCTCGGGCTGAGCTTCGACGCTTTCGTGGTGGGCTTGGGCTTCAGCCGCCATCTTCGCGGGCTTGGCCATCAGGTCGATGCGGTCCGACTCGACGCCGATCACGGCGCGCTCAGCGTCAGCCATCGCCTTGACGGCGTTCGCTTCGGCGACGCGGGGATCTTGCGGCGGATCGGGCTTCTCGGGCGGGGGGCCGCGAAGGGCGTTGTTAGCTTCAGCCTCGGCCTTGGCGGCTTCTGCCATCGCCTTACGGGCCTGGGCCTGCTTCAGTTGCGTGTCGGCCTGCTTGCCCTCTAGCTCGGCCTGCGCGCCAGCCATCGCCATCTGCTGTTGCTGTTGAGCAGCCTGCATGGTTTGCTGCTTTTCCTGCTGCTGCTCAGGCGACAGCTCTTCGTCCTTCTCGCCCACGATGTTCGGCGGCAGGGTCTTCTTCAGACGTTCACCGATCTCAGCAGCCAGCGGCCAGTCCTGAGCTTGGGCGATGAGGTCGCCAGCCACCTGAGCGGCTCCAGGAACGGCCTGGACGAACTGCATCATGCTCTCGGCCGCCTCAACGCGGCGGGTCGAGAAGCTGGGGCCGGTCTCAATGGCGACGTCGTACTTGCCCTTGCCGATATCGATGGAGTCGGGGTCGTTCGGGTCGTTGATGCGCTGAAGCTTGGACGCTTCGTCTTCGCCGATGATACGGATCGTGCGGGCCGTGTCGTAGACGACCGGGATAAGTTCGTTGGCCACTCGACCACCCTCGCGGATCGCCGCGTTGAGGTTGTCGTGGTACATGAACGTCGCGACGTCGCCCTGACGCTCACGAGCCAGGATCGCCTTGCCGGACGTCTCGTTGGACCGCGCGCCGAGCGAGGAATCGTAGAGGCCGGTCGTGGCCTTCATGTCGTCCGTCATCGTCTGCGCTTCTTGCGCGAACGCGGCGGGATATGGCGGCGGGTCGATACGTTCCGGCTTGTCCTGACCGTCGTAGGTCAGCACCATGTCGTCGGACAGGTGAGCGTAGCGGAAGTCGTCTTCGGTGATGCCGTCCGCGGTGCGCTTGAGCAGCCAGCGGGCTTTGGTCGAGCCGGCGAGCGCTTCAGCCCGCAGTGAGCTCCAGAAGTTCTTGAGGCGCTGGCTGTCCTTGGCGAACCGCACCAGGCCGAACCGAACGCGCTTGTCGGCGACGCGAACCACCCTGCCCTCGACACGGATGATCGGCAGGCGCGAGATGTTCAACTCGTACTTTTCGTCGTTCAGCGGCTCGGTGCCGGTGATCAGACGCATGCAGGCGTAAGGACGCTCGACGGTGCGGATGCGAGGCTTGCCGTCCGCCGTCACGGCGATGCGGCCCTCGTACTCGGCCTCCTTGCCGGTGATGTCCTCGATCTTGCCGTCGTCCAGCAGCGCGATCTTGCGCTTGCGGGTCTTCATCTCCCAATACTCAGCGACCAGGACGACGTCCTTCGTCACCCAGCCTTGAGCCACGATCTCCGAACCGATATCGCCCGACAGCGAGACGTGCGGATATTGCCTCTCGAACGCCCGGCGCGGAACCTCGTCAATCACGAAGCAGTAGCGAGCATCGGCGCCAGTGCGCTCAACGCTCATCGGGTCCCAGACAACCGCGAACGGGTTGGCGATGCCGCGGAAACGAATGTCTTGGTCGAACACGTCGTCTTGGACGTATTCCAGGTTTACGCGGAAATTGCCGATCCCGCAGGAGACCTGATCCTCGCCAGCATTGATGTAGACGCCGGTAGCGTCCGAAGCCTGCTCAATCCCACGGATCAGGCTGGCGCGGACGTCAGCGAGATCTTGATCGGCATCCTCGACAGGGCGAACCTTGATCGACGGGCGGTTGATGCGGGTGTCGCCGATCACCTGACCAACGAACTGCGGCAAGGTGTTGATCGTCAGCGTCGGTCGGCCGGCGCGCTCGCGCTTCAGCTTGACGTCAGCGTCCCATTGATCGCCCGACAGGAACCGGAGGTCGTCCATGCCCTGGTCGCGGTTCTCACGGTCGTAGTCTATCGCCTCCTGGTAGCGGAGACGGACCTCTTCCATGTACTCGCTGTCGGGATCGACGGTCTTGGCGCGCTTCTTGTCAGCCATTCGACAGCGCCTCCCTCATCATCCGGTCATCCAGGCAGAACCGCCGCCTGTGTGGCGTGGGCGGCGTCGTTCGCGGGCTTGCTGCGGCTCTTCGTAAGCCACACACATCAGGCCGAAGGCGTCGGCCGGGTCAGATGCCCAGTCGTGCTTTGGCCCTAGGCCGATGTTGCGTTTCTCGTCGCGGCGCTCGTGATAAGCGCCCAGTGCCTTGCGGCCCGCCGATGTGGCGTCCTCATCAAACCAGATCCGCGGGAACAGTCGGCGAGCGGACTCGACCCGCTGCATCGCCGCGCCCTGGCCCTGGTTGGCAATAACCTCGACTTCGAAGCCTGCAGCCCGAAGCTGCTCAGCAGCAGAGCCCGGCGAGATGACGGTGACGTTGGCCCCGTCGTGCGGCAGGACCATCAGTGCCGCGCCGTGACCTCGCGTCCTAAGCTCGTTCGCGTAGTAGCTAAGCTCCTGGCCTCGACCCTCGATGTAGTCGATGACCTTGATCGTCTGACCGACAAACTGGGCGATCCAGATAGCGGTCGCGTCTCGGCGGCCAAGGTCCCAGAAGGCGCGACGGCGCAGGATTGGGTCAGGAGCGACCGTCGTGATGCGCCCCTCGGACCATGCGTCGAGCAGGTGCTTTGTGAAGTAGGCGCCCTCGATAGCCTTGACGTAAGCGCCGCCCCAAACATGCTCGGCCATCTCAGGCGAAACGCGGTAGTCGTTCTCCATCTCACCCTGCATCGGGCTTCCGGCGAAGAACGGATTGTCCGCGTGCGACACTTCGCGGACGATGGAGCCGAGCGGGTAGTCTGGCGTAGCGGGCGGCGGTCCAGACGGACCACGAAAGAGCTTGTCGATTGGGTCGTGGTCGAACTCTGGGTTCCACGTCCAAATCATGCGTGACCCAGGCTTGCGCAGCGTGGGCCGGATCAGCCGAATGGAGCGAGACGAGAAGCGGTTCGCCTCTTCGCCCCAGAAGTCGTCGGCGCCCTCAAGAGACTTCAGCGCATCAGGATTGCGCCACATGCCCTTGTAGACGAACTTGGTCCCATTCTTCCCGCGCGTCTCGTCCTTCAGTGCGGTGAAGTGATCGGCCAGGCCGTAGTCGCTAATCTTGTCTTCGATGAGCTGCTTGACGCTGTCCCGCAGGCTCTCTTGGATCTCACGAGCGCACACGATACGTCGTGGCTCAGTGGTGGAACGAATAACCAGCGCGCCGGCCACGGAATGCGATTTCGCGCCACCCCGGCCGCCGTGAAGTGCGAAGTCACGCCAGCCATCCAAGAACAGCTCCCGAAAGGCCTTCGGGATTTGAACGTCAGACAAAGGTGACCGTTAGAGCCGTCTTGATGGGCGCATCACCCTCGTCGCCACCGGTCAACGCAACCTTCTCGCCGTACTTCTTCGGAGCAAGCTTCGAAGCGACCCACTTCCGCGCATCCATACGCAGGCGATCACGAGCCGGGTCGCGAACCATCGCCGCGGCCTTCTCTGCGCTCGAAGCATCGGGGCTGATGTCCTCGCCGTCTGCAATCGAGACAATCTGGTCAACGAGAGTGTCGGCCTGAACCTCGCGCGCGTGTGCGTACTGCTGCCGAAAAGTCTCGTTCGTCTCCAGCCAGCGGTAGATCGTCCGCTCCGATGGAATCCAACCGCCCTCTTCGTCGCGGCAGATGAAGCGCAGGCTCTGGCCCTTCATGAGACGTTCGCAAATCTCGTTCGCGATCTCAGGAGAGAAGTATGTCGGGCGACC